GATCGCACGCATTAGTTCAGCAGGCAGCTGGTCAAAGTGTGCTCGATACCACGCCACAGTGTCAGCGAGCTCTTTGTTGTGTGAGGTCATTGCCAAATCCATGGCCTCCTGGAATCGTGCATCAATTTGTTTCATAGCACCCATTTTGTTTTCCACCTTTCTTTGGGTTACTCAGGAGTGTACACAGGTACTCACAGAATCTGCAACACATTTCCCCACCGGCGTGTATAGTAGTGCTCATGATGCTCCCAGGAAACTACGACCTCCAAGAACAATCACTCGAACAGCTCGCTGACCTCAGAGTGTGGCAGCTAGAGCGTGTAGAAAAGGTCACAGCAGAGCTCAGAGGGCGTGTCAGAGAACAATACTTGCAAGGTGTGACCATCAAGGCGTTAGCGAAAAAAGCCGGCGTCACACGCCGTACTATCTACGCTTGGCTCAGTGAATAGCAAAACCCCCCAGCTGGTGGAGAGCTGAGGGGTTTCACCCAAGAGAGGCACATGGCCTTACATTGAGTGTATCACTGGCAGGAGTCACATTGGAGCAGGTCCATAGGATCTACAGGGACACTGTAGCCGTCAAGGTTCTCCATCAAATCAATGTCTGCCATTACTGTGCAGCCTTATCGTAGGTGAGCACTGAGGTGAGCAGGGACATTACCCCAGCGAGCGAAGCAACAGACAACACCTGCACCCAGTCCACATCCAGCAGGCCCACAGCGTTCACACCAATCGTGGCAATAGCAACCTGAGCCACAGTCTTCACTGCACGCTCTCCAGCGAAACTGAAATACTCTCTAACCTTATCCATCAGGGTTCTCTCCTTTATGTAGTGATTTGTCTTCCCACACTGCACCGAAAATGTAGCTGGTGAGAATCAAGGTTATCAGTGCCACCCCACCCGTTACTAGGTCGCTGATGTCTGTGATGTTGCCGGTGAGTGCGGCAATGGTGGAGCCGATGAGCATGAAAGCCCCAATGATGAACGATGCCAGGATGTAGCGTCGCCGGTTCTTCCAGGAAGGCTTAGCCATGATGTATCTCAGTCCTTTCAGGTAGGCACCTATCGCACGCCGGATCACAGTCACAACATCCCCCACTCACGCGGTCATCACCGCAATCAAAGGTGAAACGATTGCAGCCAGGAAACCAAACCCACCAATCGCCTGCCACATCCTCATCTCGAGCTTGCGAATCCGGTTCTCGTGGTCTTCAATCTTGGATTCAGCGTCAGGGAGGGAGTTTGCAATTTTCTCCAGCAGTTTTCCCTGCCGTTGAACCTCCTGGTAAATATCGCGCATTGACACCTTCACCGTTGCCGTGTCGTTGTGTTCCTCAGTCACCGTAGGTTCCTCCGAAAGTTGAAGAACGCCTGCAGTTTAGGGCTGAGCGGTGTGGGGATGTGCCGTTTGGGTTTGGGTTTGTTTGTGGGCCGTTCCACCGGTTCGACTGGTTCAGGGCGTGGCTTAGGTTGTACGGGTTCAGGGCGTGGTGCAGGTTCCACCGGTGCAGGCTCAATGACCGGTGGAGGCACAGGCTCAGGTTCTGGAAGCCACTCCACGGGCTCCTCGAGGTAAGGCATCGGATCTACCGTGTCACCCCAGCGAGCTGACTTGCGAACCTCAAAGTGTAGGTGTGGGCCGGTGCTCGCGCCCGTGTTGCCACTGTAAGCAATCAGCTCACCGCGCTCCACCCGTGTCCCTTTGAGAAGGTGTGAGGGCTTTTCCAGGTGATAGAAAACAGTGTGAATGTTGTTGTCGTGTCGAATGATGAGGGTGACTCCACCGCTTGGGCCGTTGCCCTTATGAGCAATCACACCATCAGCCGGAGCCGTCAAAGGTGTCCCCACAGGGAGCGCCACATCAACCCCGTGATGAAACTTCCGTCTCCCCGTAATAGGGTGAACCCTCCACCCGTAAGGGGAGCGTGCATTGATGTTGAATCCCTCAGGCCAGGGCTGTGAGAGCCTCACAAGCTTAGGCTTTCAGACCGAAAGCAACCTGGACTTCATCCACCGTCAAACCCAAAGCCTCCAGTTTGGAGATAGCGGAAAGCCGTGCATCCTCTTTCGCCTGAGCCTCTGCAGCCATTTCTGCCTGCACTGTAGGCCACAGTTTCTTCAGCTGTGCCTCAGTAGGTGCATCACCCTCAGACAGCCAGGTTAGTCCGGTGTAGTCATCACCATTCAAAGTCCACTCAGCACCCTTAAACTTGCGTGAAAGAATTGCGGAAATATCCATTAGCCAGCCACCTCCATAAGAGTAATAGTAGAAACAGCTCTCACCGAAGTTGCGACATCCGAATCAACTTCCGTGCGATTCACATAAAGAGTCTGAGTGCCTGATCTTGGATTTATTACATAAGCGCTGTAAGTGATTGACGATGTCGTTGAGGGTGAATCTAATAACATCAAAGATGGCATAGTCACTGAGTTCGTAGCACCAGTTCCAGAAGTCTGACCCCCAGTTGTCACCGAAGTTCTACTCCCTGACGATGGTGCAATATCAACAAAAGCGCTACCGTCGTAAATAGCCAATCCAACCTGATTCTTACCATCATTATTAGCTGCAGCACCAAGAACACAGTGAATGAGGATTTTGCTAGATGTGCTACTAGGCGTGATTGAGGCGCTTAGACCAGTAACAGCACTGTTTCCACCGGCTGCAACACTCGCACTGAAAGTGTCAGACTTTGTTGTAGACACAACCTGCAAAATGGCCGGCTGAACACCAACCGCCGTGAACGAACTGCCGTCAAAAAATTGCAACTCATCCGCATCCTCAAGATAAGTCACCATCCCCTCCGAAGGCGAAGGAATAGCAGACCCCCTAGCAGCAGTCCCAGCAAACACCATCACAGACTGATCCATCAAGAAATCATTGACATCAGCAGCCTGGAGGACTTCCCCTGCCGTGAATGTTTTTCTACCAGCCAAAATAAGCTCCTAAGTTAGAAGGCAAGAACGCCTGCTCCATCAAGTTTACCAAACTCCACATCATCCAGGACAAAGAGAGAGGTCTGTAGTGAGCCTACCCCCACATTCATGATGTGGTCATCAGCGGTGACACTATGCCCCAGGAAAATCACTAGACCGTAACGGGAGATGGGATCCCCCAAACCGTTAGGGGTGAAGTTGATTTGGATAACAGACCCCATATCCAGAGCAAACATTTGCGCCTTCTGTGCAGGAGTCAGGTTGCTCATGTCCACTGCAAGCCGTGCAAACCGGTACTCAGGCTCAGCGTAACGCCCTACTAGAAAATCAGCGTAGGTTTCCACCTGAGACTGAGAAGAGAGGAGTGTGTCCACATCGCGCTCCAAAATCCCGTAGCGAGTCTGTGACAGCAGATTGTTAGCCGTGGCAGTCCCAAACCCTGAGGACACCGTCACCTGGTTGAACAGTTGCTCACTGCCATACTCCACCAGCGCTGGTGCAAAAGGAATCCCAGACCCAGCCACATCAGAAAACACTGTTACAGCATCAGTGGTGGGTGTGGACAGCCGGTCCTTGAAAGCCACCCTGCCCTCTTTGTCAATGAAGAACAGGCCACCCTCAGAGAGTTCCACCTTCTGCAAGTACTGGAGAGCATTACCCTCAATGAAGTCAGCCCCCAAAGTAGAAGCCCCAGTGTCAATCACACGATCACCGGCAGGCCACTCCACAGACTCCATATCCAGGACAGCCTCCACACGCGCCCCAGAGCTCTGCTCAGTAGCAGTCCCAGGAGTCACCAACTGTTGTGCAAGGAAAGTGAAAGCATCAGAAGCTTGAAGCTCAGCAATGGACTGCCCTGAAGGGTCATAGCCAAGGTTCCAGTCAGTAATCTTTCCCACATACTGTGCTGTACCGTCAGCGAGCACACGCACATCAAGGCGCGGCACAATGTTCCCTGCATAAGGGGAAGCAGTGTAGAGAGGGTCAAAGGCGCGGTCAGTGTTATTGAACTCCACAGACAGAGACCCAGAGTTGAACCTGTCCAGGTCACGGTTCTTACCGCGAGAGATGCTCAGGGATCTCACACGCGAAGTCACATCCTCAAAGGACACACCACCCAAAACAAAATCCGTGTTATCCAACACCCCAGCCACAGGGTCATCCAAAGTGAAAGCTTTGCTCAGCCCTAGCTCAACAGTTACCGCCATCACGCCCTCGCAAACACAGGGCCAGAAGTGCGCTCATACCGTTTGATAGCAGACACAATCTCCTGCCCAATAGATGCACCGTTAGCACCCATCCCAGCGTTCACAGTAATGCTAATCTTCGCACCCCCACCCATCTGATTATTAGGGATGATAGTGCCACCCCCACTCGAAGGCACAAATAGTTCAGGACCCATCTCACCCACCAGATAACCCCTGGAGGAGGACACCGGCCCACCACCAGCCCTACGCCCACCAAACTGACCAGGCAAAGCGCCACCCTCATTCAGGTTCAGCCCCACAGAAGTCAGACGATCATAAGCCTCACGCGCCGCCTTTAGCGCATCAGCCAAAGCTCGCACAGCCTCCTGCAACCGTTTGACAGGGTTCAGTTGCTTCTCCAAGAACTCCACAATGTTAGGAGTCTCACCCTCCCACTCACCAAACAGGCTGAGGACTTCCCCAGTGAAGAACCCAAGGTCATCCATGATTGAAGCAAAATCCCCAATAGAAGGGAGCAGGTCATTGATGGCATCAAGAAGGATAGGTGCAAGGATGCCCACTAGTTCACCCAGCTGAGCCACCGCCTCCTCAATCTCAGGCCACATCTCCTGGAACTTCTGGATGATTTCTGCAAGCACTTCGCTAGTGAGGAACTTATCCAGAGCATCAAAGATTGCAATGAAGCCCTCCTCAATAGCAGGACCATGCTCATTCATCCACTCAATGAAAGAATCCAGGTGAGGCAACAGGTTCTCAAGAATCGAGCCACCAATCTCAATAAGACTGTCACGCGCTGTAGCCATCGCACTATCAAACTTGAACTGTGCAGTATCAGCAGTGATACCCATGGCCTCATCAAGGATGCCCACACCATCAGTCATCTGAGCAATGATGTCCACATTTGTTGCCACATTAGGACCAGTCAAAGCTAGGACAGCGTTCAGACCCTCAATAGATCCGATAACCCTGGTGAAGTCCTCCTCATTGTCACCAAAAGCCTCACGCAAATTGATGAGAGTAGACAGCAGGCCATCTTGCTCAATGCTCTTAGCCACATCCTCAGTGGTCAGACCATATTTCTCCATCATGTCTGCAGCCTCTTTAGAAGGCTTCAGGAAGGCCTGCATCGCACCACGCACACCAGTCACAGCTTCAGTAGCGCTCAAACCACCCCTGGTCAGACCAGCAATTAGACCAGTAGTCTCCTGGAAGGAAACACCCAGTTCAGAAGCAATAGGGATAACGCGACCCAAAGCCCCAGCGAGCTCCTCAGGGGAGAACTGTCCAAGCCTTACCGCCTCAGCAAGCGCATCAGTAGCTTCAGTGCCAGACAGTGCCGCGCTACCGTAAGTGTTCATTGCAGCTGTAGCAGCGTTAGCAATGTCCTCCACGCTACCCAGGCCGATAGCTGAACCCTTCAGGGAAGCCTCTAGGACATCTATGGCATCAGCGCCACGCAAACCAGCAGAGGTGATGAAGAACAAAGCCTCAGCAGCCTCATTACCGGTCTTCCCAAACTGTGGCCCAAGGTCTCTAGCTGCCTTCTCAAGGTCAGCGATCTCATCAGCAGTCAGACCTACTAGACCCTGAATCCTGGAGAAGGTTGTCTCGAACTGTGCAGCCTCACGCACAGAAGCAACACCCACAGCAGCAACAGCGGTGGCAGCCACACGCCCCACGTCTACCGCAAAGTTCTGGAAGTTAGCTAGTGCACGCTTAGCACCATCCAAACCCTTGGAATCGAACTTAGTAACAAGGGGAATAAAGATAGCCATTACAGCGCCCTAACTCTCTGGATTTCTCTGGTCGCATCTTTCATGAACTTGTCAATGGCACGCTTCCCAAGACCCTCAATCTGGGGGTAACGCTTGACAGCGGAATCGTAAGCAAAGAACCCACCGCGCCCCTTGATAGGTCTAGCGTTTCTTATGCCCTCATTGAAGGCACGCCCCTGACCATTGATCCGGTGCTGAAGTCCAGGGATACCATTGCGCTCATAGACTCTGGAGAACCGCGCACCTGGTCTCCTAGAAGTACCTGCTAGCTCAGCGTAATCAAAACCGATACCGCCACCAGCCCTGGTCCCACCAGTAAACCTCATGGCCAGAATCCTGGAAGCCCCACCTCTAGCGCGGCCTGGAGTGAACTGCACAGAAGCCTTAGGCTGACCTGTCCAGCGAGTCACACCATTCACAGGGCTCCCACCGTACTTCATCCGCGAGCGCATCATCCCAGATAGGGGAGCCTCAGGGGGGACATCACCGGCAATCTCTTTAGCAATCGGCATCACACTGCCACGCATGTCAGCCCTGAGCCGGTTGATCGCCTTCCGGTCCAGGGTCCTCAGCGTTGCACTGAGCGAAGCGATACCCTCAACGCGCATCTGAGTAGAAAGCAAGGCAGACTCCAATCCTGCCTCTATTCTATCGCCTACGCTTACGCGGTCTCTGAGCCGCCTTAGCCTTAGCCTCCAGAACCTTCTGAATAGTGAACAGCATTCTAGGGTGCAAGTCAGCAAGATCCTGTGGGCTGATACCAGTCTCCACAGCAATCTGAGCAATCAACCAATGAGCTGAGGCATCGCCTAGCCCTTTGATGATTTTGGGGAGCCTGCCTCAACACCTTCCACTGACTCAACCCACTTCTGGAAAGTGTCTTTAGTCTCACCGGTGCGCTTCAGCACATGCCAGCCAAGCCAGAGCAGGTGTGTGATTTTCATGTCCTGGTTTAGGCGTGACACAGACAGATCGTACTCTGCCTCAAAAGCCACCAGGTCAGCGGCAATGCCTGTGACCTCTGTAGAAGTACCGTCAAGGAAAGTGATGAGGAGCGTAAAGTTCATGCTCCAGATACTACCCTAGTTTAGGCAGTACCGCGTGTGATTGCGCCGTCTACAGGCCAGGTCACATCCATGGTTGCCAGGTCTCCAACATTGGAGCTGAATGGGGTGCTCTGAACAACAAGCGCGTTGAAGCTATAGCTAGGGTTAGTAGCTGATACTGCAGCGCTAGTGGGCTTCACGACAATCGCTACGGTCCCCCCCAAATTGCTGAACACGGTGCTATCGACACTGCCGCTCGCA